GATCATCCACGACAACCCGATCGAGCAGCAGCAGAAGATCATCGAAGTCGCCCGGGCTCAGTTTGAAGCCTATCTCGATCTGATGATGGAAGCGGCGCGCCACGCACGGGCGCTCAAGCCCTAAACCCCATGGCCAGACGCCCGTCTCAAAAACGGCTCTTCAGGGAGCTGACGGCGAAGTATGGCCAAGAGGTCGCCCAGGCCTTCATGACGGCGATCCGCGACCTGACCCGTCAGGTTGAAATCCAGAAGCTGCTGTTGGCCCTGGAACGGCGCGACCTCGACGCCGCCATGCAGGCCATGCACATCGACCGGGCCGCGTTCCAGCCCTTGGAAGCCAAGCTGGTCGAGGCCTTCACCGCAGGGGGCCAAGGCGCCGTCGCCACCATGCCGGCCGCTGTGTCGATCGGCTTCCGCTTCGACCCCGGCAACCAGCGTGCCGCTGCGATCATCCGCGAGACCGCCGCCACGCTCATCACCCGCCTGACACAGGGGGAAATCGACCAGGCCCGCGCCTTCCTCGCTGACGGCATGGCGCGCGGCGCCGGTCCTCGCTCTGTGGCGCTGGATCTGGTCGGACGCACCAGCCGAGCCACTGGGAACCGCGAAGGCGGCCTGATCGGTCTGTCTGGTCCCTATCGAGACTATGTCGCCACCGCCCGCGCCGAGTTGGCGTCGACGGACCCTGCCCTGCTGCGCAACTATCTGACCCGCAACCAGCGCGACCGCCGCTATGACAAGGCCGTGGCCCGCGCCATACAGACCGGCAAGCCCGTCCCGCCCGAGATCGCGCGCACGGCCGTCACCCGCTACTCTGCCCGCCTGGTCCGCCTGCGCGGCGAGGTCATCGCGCGCACCGAAGGCCTGCCCGCCATCCGCGCCGCCAAGCATGAGGCATATCAGCAGCTCGCCGATGACGGCCGCATCGACGTCATGGACATCGTGCGCGGCTGGTCCACCACGGAAGACGGACGCCAGCGCGACACCCACGACGCCATGAACGGGCAGGAAGTTCGCGCGCTCGACATGCCGTTCACCAGTCCGAGCGGTGCCCAGATGATGTTCCCCGGCGACACCTCGCGTGGCGCGCCGGCCTCCGAGATCGTGGCGTGCCGCTGCGACGAGTTCATTGCGATCAGGAAGTGGCCTCTATGAGCATTCTGGATGGCGTCGCGGACGAGGCGCTGGAAGACTTCGGCGACGACTTCGAAGACGGCGCCCTGACGGTGCCTGGCGCGCGTGTCCCCGATGGCCAGGGTGGGTTCAAGACCGGCCCCGCGACGGTCTATCCCTGCAAGGTGCTGTTGACCGACTACAGCGACTACAGGCGGCAGACGCTGGGCATCCCCGCCACTGATCGTCAGGTGCTTGTCCTGGGCGCCAGCCTCCCGTCCGGGGTCATCCCCGCCAAAGGCCATCGGATCACCGCTCCTGACCCCGCCAAGGGCCTCCTGCCCACGACCTTCGACGTCATTGCCAAGACCGGCGACCCGGCGGCGGCCCTCTACAAACTCCAGGCGCGATAGTGGCGAAGGTCACGCTCGATCTCGGCGTCATCGACGCCATGTCAGATCGAGCCGCTGAAGGTGGCCTTCGACAGGCCCTCGGCGAATACGAGCGCATCCTGAAGACCGACGTGCTGAACCGCGCCGGAACCGGGAAGCAATACGGCAAGCATCAGGCCTCGGCGCCCGGCGAGCCTCCTGCCCGCGACCTCGGCAATCTGGTCGCCAACACGAATGCCGATCCGACCATCCGCGCCGACGGGGACGCCAAGGTCGGGACGGTCACCGCCAACGCCGCCTATGCCCTTCCGCTCCACAACGGCACTGAGCGCATCGCTGCTCGCCCTTTCATGGATGTGCCGGCGAAAGAGAACCAGCGCGAGCTGACCGAGGCGTTTGTCAGGGGGGCGAGGGAATGAACAGCACCGCCGCCATCTTCGCGCGCCTGAACGGCTCCATGTCGATCATCGAGCGGCTGGACATTTTCCAAGGCGGCGCCGCCATCTTCAACGACCGCGCCCCTGACGACTTTCAGTTCTCGGACAAAGCCGCCCTGGTGATCGCCGCGCCGTCGGCCGACACCGACGCCAGCACCTTCACCGAGACCATCCGTGACATCACCCAGGATGTCCGCCTCTACGCTCGCGACACCGGCTCGACAGCCGCCATCGATGCGCTGGGCCGCGACATCCGCGATCTCTTCCACCTCCAGGCCTCACAGATCGAGGTCGAAGGCGGATCCTGCTCAACCGCGATCGCCACGGGGCCGGTCGCGTCGCCGACCACTGACCCCTCTCTGGTCGGCCGGCGTGTCCCGCTCCGTCTCCAACTGAAGAAGGACTTCTGACCATGCCTACCCTGGCGCAAGGCTACATGAAGCTGCAGGTAGACCTGTCAGCGACCGGAACCCCGGACTGGACGAATGTGCCCGGTGTCACCGTGGCCAACGGCCTCGGATATTCCGAGAACCGCATCGACGTGACAGACTTCGACACCGCTCCCGGCTCCACGGAAAGCATCTCCGGTCCCCGTGCGAACACGCCGCTGACCTTCACGATGCATGACGAGCCGACCGATGAAGCGCAGATCGCCATTTTGGAGGCGTCGGACGATAACGAAAGTCTGGGATGGCGCCTGAAGCGCGGAACGAAGGCCCAGATTTTCAAAGGCGTCCCCGTGGTCACGCTCGCAGCGCCTGTCAACGGCGTGGTGACGTATTCGGTTTCGATCACTCCCGACGCAAAGCCCACTCGCGGCAACGTCACGCCGTAATATGAACGACGCCCGCCTCGGCATTGTGCGCCTGCCGCTCCCGGATGGGCGGCAGGTCGCCCTGCAACTGACCTTCGCCGCCTTGGACGCCAAGGGCCACGACTGGCTGCTGGATCGCTTCAAGGTGCTCCAGAAGGGCCGCGCCGGGGCGTCGTCGGCTCTCGGCGATCTGCTGGAGGTTCTCACCTCGGGCGCCATCACCAAGGCGGACGTGATCGCGGCCCCGGTCGCCGTCTTCCCATTGTCGCCCTGCATGAAAGCCTGCTGGGATGCCTGGGAGCTTGCCCAATACGGCCCGGCCGGGAGGTCCGCCGAAGCTGGCCCCGCAAACCCTCCGACGCGCCGGCCGACGCTGTGGAGGCGGCTCTTCGGGCGGCGTTGAAAGGCGGACTGTCCGAAGCCGAGTTCTGGAAGCTGACGCCTTACCGCCTCGGCATGATCCTGACCGAGCGCGGACGCGGTGAAGCAGCCTCGGCCCTCTGGACCGGGTGGATGGTCGCTCGTCTCGCTGTTGAGCGGGAGCCGACGCTGTCAGGGCCGCAGCACTATTTCCGTGAGTTCTTCGACCCGTCCGGCAAGGCCTCTGACGCCGAGGCCATGGCCGACGCCGAGTTCAACCGGATCGCCCGTGTCTATGGCGTCGAGATCGTGGACTTGTCGGATGAGGGCGCGGCGCCCTAGCCTGTCGCTCTTTCGGGAGAGACGAATGCTGAAGCTGATCGCCGGTTGGATCCTCGTGCTGCTGGGCCTCGCTCTCGGCGGCTTTGGGCTTCTGGCCCTTGCCGGCCCGCCACAAACGTTGGGCCTTGGCAGCGCCGCGCAGCTTCTGGCCTTGCAGACACAGATGCTGGTCCTGGGTTCGACCTCCCTCATCGTCGGCACGATCCTCCTGACGACCAGACGGCGCGACTAGCGCCCACGACATTGATCCTACCAGGGCTCGCTTCGGTGGGCCTTTTTCTTTGGAGGCGGCATGACCGACAGCCCTGTAGTCGGCAGCGCCTCTTGGGAGCTGCGCGCCACACGCGACAAGCTGAAGCAGGATCTGCGCGATTCCGAGACCGACGTGAAACAAGCCGTCGGCGCCATGGAGAGGGACGCCACCGCAGGAGCGGACAAGGTCGGCGCTTCGTTCGGCAAGATGGGCAAAGCAATTGGTGTCGGGATTGCCGCCGTCGCCGCCGTAGCGGCCGCTGGCCTCGCCATTGCGGTGCAGTTCGGCCAGGCCAGCCTCAAGATGGCCGACGACTTGGCCAACTCGGCCCAGCGCATTGGGATCGGCACGGCCGCACTTCAGGAATGGCAGTACGTCGCGCGCAAGACCGGTGAGGACGCTTCAGCAGTCAGTGGCTCGCTAGAGACCTTCTCCAACAAGTTTGCCTCTGCCGCCGCCGAACTATCGAAGGCGGATGTGAAGGCCTTCGCAGCCCTACGACTAGATCCGGAAGACCTTCGCGGCTTCAAGGACGTCGAGGCGGCGCTTGATGAGGTGGTTGACCGGATCGGGTCACTGAAGAGCGAAAGCGACCGCGCGGCGATTGCTGAGCGGCTGGGCCTTGGTCCGCTCGCCTCGGCACTTCGCGACGGTTCGGCGGAAGTCGCTAGGCTGAGGGATGAGGCGCAAGCCCTCGGCTTTGTGATGGACGAAGACCTGATCCGTAAAGGATCGGAAGCCCAAGGCCAGATGGAAGACCTGGCGCAAGTGATCGGCATCCAGCTCGCCGGGGCGTTCATCGAACTGTCAGACGAAGTGCTGACCTTCACCAGCTACATCGCTGACGCGCTGCGGGGCCTGAACGCTTTTATCGAGCGCGCCCAGACCTGGAAGACGCGTGTGGACGCCATGTACGGCGACGGCGTCACCACAGGCATCAAGGAAGGCGGCGTCATGGGCCCCCTCCGCGCCATAGGCAGCGCTGTCGGGTCGGTCGTCTCCGGAAGGACGTTCCGAGCGGCCGCTGACATCCGTGCCGGCAACAGCCTCCCGGATTACGCCAATCCGATCGACGCCAACGCCGTAGCTGCCTTCGGTATCTCGCCGCCGTCGCCCCGCACACCTCGCAATGACTTCGCCGGCACGCTTTCCGTTCCAGCCGGCCGCACCCGCACCGACAATAGCGCCCAACGCGCCGCCGAGCGGGAAGCCCGCCGAGCCGAACGCGTCGAGCAGGAAATCTTCCGCGCCCGCCAGCGCCTGCTTCGGGTCGCCGAGGACGACATCCTGACCGCCCAGCAGCGCTACGACTTGGCGCGCGAGCAGCTGAAGATGGACCGTGAGGCGCGCGACGCGGAGATCCAGAGCAAGACCGACCGGGGAGAGATCAAGGCCGCCGAGCGCCGCCAGCTGGACGCCGCCAACGCTTCGGCCGATGCCCTGGAAGATCGGCTGCTCACCGACAATGCCTTCCGCGAAATCCAAGACGAGCGCCTGGCGACGGAGAAGCTGCTCTCTGGCCTGACCGCCGATCTGCTGTCGCTTCAGTCCGGCGCCGCTCGCACCGCAAAAGAACGCCAACGGATCGAACTGGACCTGCTGGAGATCACCCAGCGCCAGCGCCGCGAAGCCCTGCGTCTGGAGTTGGACCGCAATCCGTCGCTCAGCCAATCCGAGCGCGACGGCGCCATGGCCACCAACGGCCGTATCGAACGCGGTGAGCGCGACGCCGTCATCCGCAACAACCTGTCGCCGCTTCAAGCCTGGCGGGACGAAAGCCTGAAGACGGCGGACGAGATCGCAGAGGCCTACGAGAATGTCGCGGCGCGCGGTCTGGATGCGCTGAATGACGGGCTGGTCGATGCCATCATGAACAGCAAGAGCCTGGGCGAGACCTTCTCGGCGGTCGCGCGGCAAATCCTAGCCGATCTGCTGGCCATCAGCGTCCGCAAGGGGATCACTGAGCCGCTGGCAGACATGCTTTTCGGCGGGTCCGGTGCCGGTTCGGGCGGCGGTGGCGGCCTGGCCTCGTCCATCTTCTCCGCGATCAAGTCCACGCTCCGCATTCCCGGCTTCTCCAGCGGCGTGTCGAACTTCGGCGGAGGCCTGGCCTATGTCCACGCCGGAGAAATCCTCGCGAACCTGCCGTCGGGCACTGACGTGATCCCTGCTCATGCCGTCCAGGCCATGGGTAGCAAGAGCGGCGGCGGTTATTTCGATCTGCGGGGCGCCGTTCTGACGCAAGATCTGCTCGACCAGATGAACGCCATGAACCGGGCCTCCGAGGGCCGTGCGGTGCGGGCGTCCAGCACCATCGCCCGCAAGGGCGCCGGGGCTGTCCAGCAGTCCATGCGCCGCTTGGGAACGACCTGATGCTGGAGTGGCCCTGGAAAATCCTGACGCCGCGAGAGGAAAACTGGCGACTGTCGAGCGTGACGGCGAACGGTGGCCAGACCGTTGGCGGGGTCTCCCGACTCTCGCGGCTGGACGGCGGCGGCCTGTGGGTCGGGGAGCAGTCCTTCTTCTTCCACACCGTTGAGAAAATCCGCGTCGCGCGCGCGCTGGAAGCTCTGATGGACGGCGGGGCGACGCCGATGATCGCTTTCTCGTTCGAAGAGCCGTTCTCTCCCCTGATGACGGGCGCGCCTGTCAGCTTCAGCGATGGCGCCTCCTTTGGTGACGGCTCCTTGTTCGCCGGAGTCGGGTTCACGATTTCGGTTTCTGCGGGCGCCGCTCTGAGATCGACCTCGCTGGTCGTTTCCGGCGCCAGCCAGTCCTTGCTGGGGGGTGAGCGCTTTTCCATTATTCATCCGACGATGGGCCGCCGCCGCTACACGGTCGGCCGTGTCGAAGGCGATGTCCTGACCATTCGCCCGCCGCTGCGGGAAGGCGTCGTCGTCGGGGACACGCTCGACTTCAATAAGGTCGGCTGCCCTTGCCGTCTGGCCAATCCTGACGAGTTCCTCGGGGCGCTTCAGGTTACCCGGCACATCGAAGCCACGGCGCGCTGGATCGAGGCCTTCTGATGCTGCCCGAACAGATCCGGGTCCTTTCCGAGAGCGGGGCTCCCCGCTACGCCGTCTTCGTCCTAATCCGACTCAAGGAAGGCGATCCGATCAGGGCGTGGACCGGACCCGGCGACCTCTATCTGCCGCCCGACGACGTGGACGAAGCCGGCGGCATTTATCAGGGCATCGGTCTGGTCGGGGAAATCCCAGCCTTGCGCCAGTTGATTGGAGGCACGGCCGAGCGGATCGAGTTCTCGCTCAGCGGCGTGGATGAAAAGACCGTCTCGCTTGCTGATGAAGAGGCTGATGAAGTTATCGGCGCCCCGCTCCACGTTGGCGTCGTCTTCTTCGACGAGGATTGGCAATCGACGCCGATCTGCTGGGCCTGGGACGGAACGGCGGATATGCCTTCGGTCGATCAAGACGGGTCGGGTGGTCAGGTGGTACGACAGGTCAAGCTGTCCGTCGCCTCGGCCTACACGGATCGGACACGCCCGTTCCTGGCCTTCCTGACCGATGCCGACCAGCGCCGTCGCAGCCCGACCGACGCCTTTTGTTGCCGCGTCGCGGGCTATTCGATCGACAGCACCATCAAGTGGCCCGGCTAAATGCTGGACGCCTTTCTGGAAGACATGGCCGCC